GCGGCAGCGGCAACGGCGGCAACGGCTCCGATGGCTACCTGCGCATCCTCTACTGGAGTGCTGACTGATGGCCATCTCCGAAGCCTTCAACGGCAACCCCACGGTCGGCACCACCGAGTACGACCTGCCCAGCGCCAGCACTACTGTTTCCTCTCAAACAGATGATGGCATCTATCAACTATTTCTTGATCTCAATGCTCTTACCAGCACTGAGGAATATAGACTGAGAATCTATGAAAAGACTCAAAGCAGTGGAACTCAGCGTGTGGTTCAAGAAGTGATATTCAGTGGAGCACAAACTGAACCTATATATGCAAGTGCCTCTCTTCTCTTGTTACATGGATGGACTTTCACACTAAAGAAAAATCAAGGGACAGATAGGGCCATTCCTTATAGTATTCGTAAAGTAGCATAATGTGGTTTAGTCCCCTATTGCAAGGTGGAGCAGCCCTATCAGGTGCTGTTGTCCAACTCATAAGGCCCACGAGTGATATCTCTAGTGGTGCCTGGACTCCATCTACGGGTAGTGACTTGTTTGCCATGTTGGATGAGACTGTTGCAGATGACAATGACTACATTGTAACTACTTCAACATCAACTGCGGAAGTAGGTCTATCATCTGCCAGTGATCCCGCTGTGTCCACTGGGCACATTATTCGCTATAGGGCCAAGGGCACAGGAACTCTCACGGTGAAACTCATGCAAGGAGCAACAACAATTGCCACTCATGTTCCCACCTTGACGACATCGTTTCAAACATTCACGTTTACATTGTCTGGAGCAGAGGCAGACTCTATTACAGACTACAGCAATTTACGACTACAATTTGTAAGTAGTTAAGGAGAAGACATGGCAGATAATGTTCCAATTACAGCGGGTACGGGTACAAACATTGCCACTGATGAGGTGAGTGGTACTTTAGAGCACGTTCAACTAATGAAACTTGCCATCTCCACAGATGGCTCACGTACTCTTATTCCTGCCACATCAGCAGATGGTTTGTTGGTGGATATTAGCAATGCTAATGTGCCTATTGGTGATGGTACGAACCTTATCAGTATTGATACGGCACCAGGAGATGCAGAAGCAAACACTGTTAATGCTCTACACACAATGGCCCGTTTGGCTATGTACAACGGGACTACTTGGGATAGAGTACGAGGAAACACCAGCAACGGGGTGCAAGTTGATGTTACCCGTGTGCAAGGACAGGTGCAAGTAGGTGATGGTACTAACGCCGTGAGTGTTGACACTGCTGGCACTGATGCAGAAACAAATGCTGTTAACCAGTTGCACACACAGGCCCGTATGTATGAGTATAACGGCACCACTTGGGATCGTAAGCGTAGCCATGCCACTATTAACAAGGTGGGTCAATATACTTCTGCGCAAACAGGCACTGCCTTGTGGACCCCTTCATCAGGTTTGGCTGTAGTGGTCACTGCCCTACAGATTCAAAGCTATGGCACTACAGCCGGTACTGCCATTGTTTGGTTTGGGGCTTCAGCAGATACCACCTATACACGTTCAACTGACTTGGCCCTGTTTGACGGTGAATTTGCCCCTAGTGCCACTAATAAGCCCGGTGTCATTATGACTCTTCCAACACCAGCACGAGGGGCTGTAAACCATGTGCTACGGGTGACGACCACTAACGCTCAATCCATCACTATTAACGTATGGGGATATGAGATTTAATGGCTACTACGTTATTTCTACGTGACCTAGCATCTACTCTTGCGGGTGCTGGTCAAAAGGCTATGTTGGCCCGTAGAGGACGCACAGCAGTCACTACAACTACCAATACGGTTGCTAGTGGTACGAACATTCAAATTACAGCGACTGCGGGTGGTCAGGCACTTTCCTGGTTTAGTGAGCCTGTAACACAAGCGGTGACTATTAGTGGCACTATCACCCTGAATATTCGGTGTAGAGAAAGTGCCAATACGGTGAATGCTGGTGTAGCTCTACTCATTGAACGTACCAACAATGCTGGAACTGTTCAATCTACAGTGTCTGCACGAGCAGTGATTGGCGCTGAAGCAGGCACAGCAGAAGCCGTGCGTACAGGTACACGTACCCCAACGTCCACGGCATTCTCTGTAGGGGATAGAATTAAGGTGACTCTTTCGGTGATTAACGTGGGCACTATGGCTGCTGGTACGTTTAACACCTACCATGATGGTGTTGGTGCTGCTGTGTCTGGAGATAGTTATGTGACATTCACAGAAAATTTTGTCACTGATGAAATAATTGAAGTAGGCGCTAACGAAATAATTGGAGGAGGTATTTATGGATGATGTGTATTTGGGTGCCTATGCAACTCAACAAGAGGCTGAAGATGCCAAGGCACTTCGTCAAGAACCACAAGAGGAACTCTCTGTTGTAAACGACAATTACGACCCGGAACACCCTTGGCGTATTAAGTGGACACGCTAAAGGAGTAAGGAGTGTCTTTACTCCTATTATTCAAAGGTGGTGGGGCCACTGCCTATGAGATAGATGCTTCCCCGGGGTCCTACAACCTAACGGGTAGTGCTGCCACACTTGTTGCCCTTCGTGCCCTAGAGGCATCTCCTGGTTCCTACAGCCTCTCAGGTGTAGACAACACCCTAACGGCCTCTCGCTCTGTAAACGCTGCTGCTGGCTCCTTCACCCTCACAGGTGCTGATGCCACTCTCACTTACGCGAAGAACTGGTATGTCTCATGGGCAGAGATGGAGGTTCCTGCTGCTGGTGTCACAGCGTACACCATCAATGCAGAGACAGGGACGTTCACCCTAACGGGCTTTGCAGCCACTTTAGAGGCCCTTAGAGCCGTTAACGCAGAGAGTGGGTCCTACACCCTTACCGGCTCTCCTGCAACGCTCCTACGGGCCTCTAATGTCAACGCAGAGGCTGGCAGTTATAGCCTCACGGGTGCAGCGGCAACGTTGTCTGTTGGGCGGGCTGTTAACGCAGCAGCGGGTTCATACAGCCTCACAGGCGTTGATGCCACACTGGAATACAGTGGTAGTGCCAGATTCATCAATGCCGAGAGTGGCTCCTATGTGCTCACAGGTGCTGCTGCAACCTTGTCACAAGGGAAGGCCATTAATGCCGCAGCAGGGAGCTATAGCCTCACTGGGGTTGATGCAACCCTTGTAAGGGCACGTTCCCTCTTTGCTGCTTCTGGTGCCTACTCTCTAACGGGCTTTGATGCAAGTCTCCTCTACCCACGTTATCCACCACCAGAACTGGTGAAACTGGGTACACCTTATGGGCCTAACGGGAATGACTACATTGGAACCTATGTGGACCTCGGGTTGAAGATTGACATAAACACAGGGGCTCTAATTAAACCCCTATCCTCTAAAACTGCAATTACTCTTTAAGGAGTTTTATGGCTAAAGGTGTAAGTCTCCGTAAGGAGCATAAGAACCCCGAGGGTGGCTTGTCTGCCAAGGGTAGGGCCTATTACAACAGTAAGACAGGGAGTAACCTTAAGCCTCCACAGCCCGAGGGTGGTCCTCGTAAGAGGAGCTTCTGTGCCCGTATGTCTGGTGTCAAGGGTCCAATGAAGGATGAGAAGGGGCGTCCTACCCGTAAAGCCCTAGCCCTAAAGAAATGGAAGTGCTAACATGAATCCTCTACTATTTGGCCCCTTAATGGACTTTGGCAAGACTCTATTAGACAGGTGGATGCCTGATCCCCAGAAAAAGGCTGAAGCTGAAATAGAGTTGTTCAAGATGGCTCAGGCGGGTGACTTGCAGAAGGTTGTAGGTCAAATGGAAATAAACCTCAAAGAGGCTTCACATCCATCTTTGTTTGTCGCTGGGTGGAGGCCCTTTAGTGGGTGGATTGGAGGCATTGGGTTGGCCTATGCAGCCATTGGGCACTATGTACTTGCTTGGCTGGCCTCTATTAACGGATGGCCCCAACCACCACAAGTGGACACTGAAATACTCCTCTATATTTTAGGAGGTATGCTTGGGTTAGGAACTCTACGTACTTATGAGAAGAAACAAGGTGTAACTCGTTAAAGGAGAATGACATGCCAGTGAACAAACCAATGATGAAAGAAATGAAGAAGCGTTACGGGAAAGAAAAAGGTGAACGTGTCTATTACGCTGTTGAAATGAAACAAAAGAAGGCAAAGAAGAAGGGAGATAAGAAGTGAGTAAGGCACTTAAGAATAAGGTTAAGTTGAATGATGTGGTGAGCGTCAAGGACTTTGGCGCGGTGGGGGATGGGGTTGCGGATGATACCGCCGCTATTCAAGCTGCAATAAACAGCGGGGCGGCAAAAATTTATTTGCCGGCAGGGACCTACAAAATCACGGCAGCATTATCTGTAACCACAAGCGCAGTTTTGTTTGTTGGTGATGGCGCTGCCAAGACTTTCATTTTGCAAACTTCTGCAACGGCAGACGGAATTTATTTCAATCACAGCAGTTATTTGGTAGGTGGCGGTGTTCAAGATTTGTCCATCCACGCTGGCTCTTTGTTCAACACCAACACAGGATCAACCGGCAACGGCATTCGGCTGCGCAAAGCCAACGGCGGCTTCTCATGCACTCGGATTGATGTGCAGGCTTTTGCCACCGGCATCAGGGTTGCGGAATCGTTCTACGCCAAGTTCCAAGATTTCCAAGTTCTGTACGCACAAAACTATGGCGTGATCTGTGACACACCGTCTGGTGGCACGCCAAGCGCGGGAATGTTTTTCTCCAAAGGAAAAATCAGCAATTTTGGTTTTACCGGCACAAACACATCGTCTGTTGGTATAGCAGTCAAACAAAGCGGTGGCGACTTTTTCGACACCATTGATGTCACAACATTCAACACGGCGGTGCAAGTCCAGCCTACCGGGTCCGACGTTGTTGCGTACCTGTTTATGAATCAAGTGCTCGCGGACACCAGCGTCACTGATGGGTGGGACATTGATGGCACCTCGGCCAACATCACGGCGTGTGAATTTGTGGAGTGCTGGGCCGGATATCAAACCAACGGCCACGGTGTGCGTATTCGATCCGGCGTGGATGGCATCAACTGGAGCGGCGGGCGCATCCGCGAGAACGGCAAGCACGGCGTGTTGATTGAGGGCGGCTCCAACATCAGCTTTGTCAACACGCAAATCGCCAAGAACTCCAAGCTCACGACCAACACCTATCACGGCGTCAGCATTACCGGCGGCTCTTCTGTCGCGTTGGCATCCTGCCGCATTGGCAACTTTGCGTCTGGCCTGACTCACGAACAGGCCGATGGCGTCAACATTGCGGTGACGTTTGCTGGGCGTATTCAAATTACAGGGTGCGATGTCAGCAACCCAGGCACAGGCAAGAGCGGTATAGCCAACAACTCCGCAGTGCTGCCTTTGATGACTGCAAATTTGCCGCGTCAAGTTGGCTACAACCCAACCAACAGCAGTAACTTCCCGCTGATGACCAACGGCACGGTGGCTGCGGCAACGACCACCTACATTGGCCGCAATGCGCAGCAGTCCGTTGAAGCTGATACGTTCTTCTCGGTGCCAATTTCCGGGGTTGTCAGCAGAATCCGCTTGCAAGTGGAAAACGCTCCAGGCGCTGGTCAAACCTACACCTATACGCTGCGCAAAAACACTGCGGACACAGCTCTTACTGGCACGATTAGCGGGGCCGCGTCTTTTGAAGTCATCTCGTATGGAGCCATCACCGTATCCGATGGTGACGTTTTGACGATCAAGCTGGTGACATCCGCTGGTGCAACTGCAACGCGGCACCGTGGGTACATTGAATTGTCTGGCTAATCAAAGGAGTCAACTGTGGAAAACGAAAACCTGATCTATTGGCAAGGTGTGGCCATTGGCATTGAGTACGGCGCCGGCCGCATCTTGTGGTTTTCCAACGCCCCGCGCGAGGCGATAGAGGCGTATTCGTGATTGCTCACGACAAGGCTCTGCACCTGCTGTCTGGCGCGGCCGTGGCGCTGGTGGTCTACGCCGCGGCCCTCACCACCATCCGCATGTCTGCGGTGTATCCGAGCCGCACATGATCCCCCACGACAAAGCCCTCCACATCGTCGTCGGCGGTGCCATCTTCAGCGCCGCCTACGTCCTCTTCACCCTCGCCGGCCTCCCCGCCCTGCACCCCACATCATCCGCTGGTTCCTAAACGGCAACACTTATAAATAACTAACGACATTTAGAAACACTAAGGCCCCTTTCGGGGCCTTTTTTGTTACATCAGAGTCATTGCTCTGCTACACGCCGAATGTAGGCATTAGTAGCTACTAGGGGCACATGGGTGCTGCGTGGGACTCCACGGAAAACTGTACGGAGATATTTCCGAATCTCCCGTCGAGCCTCTTCGTAGCTGGGGAACAACTTCCGCAGGCGCTTGGGGAAACTTCCGTTCACTCGTGTTAGCTTGTACATGCTCTTTCCTTTCATATTGGTTGATGAGATATTCCAGGTAGTGCCTTGCCTTCTCAAGGTCACGTTTACCATCCTTCATTCGATGACGGAGAACATATTTCACTATGTTCCCCTCCCAGAAGTTAAGCTCATTACGCTCGATGATTTCCCACGGCTGTATGGAACACCTTACGTAATGATCTCCTCCGACTTGATTACTCATTGGATTCAAAGTAACTACTCTTAGGCTTGAAGAGAGCGGCCTTCTTGTTGTCCTCTTCCATCTCTGCAATGTAGCGCATCAGCATGGCCTTGAAGCCCTCTTGAATGAGAACCTGTACCTCCTCTGGTGTCATCTCCTCGATGAGCACAGTGGCACTACCATCCTCGTGTTCCTTAATCTCTTGTACCTTCATGTGTTTCCTTTACTGAACGGTAAATTTCTTTAACTTCCTGCCCTATTTGGTAAAAACATTACCGAACGGGACAGGCACCAGTGGCACAGTCATCACCAAAGTCCATAGAGGCTTCATCTGTGGAGGTGATGAGGGTGGTACGAGCCATCATTTCATCATAGCGTTCTTTAGAGATTTCCTCAAGAGGGGCCTGTTGGAAGCCATGTTCGCTGTGCAGCAAAAATGACAGACTTTTGTGCCCATTCTTGTAGTGCTTCTTCAGGTATTTCTTAATGTCTGGTAGTTCCTCCTTCTTGTAGTAGACGGTGCAGCTTACGCTGTTGTCACTCCAAGTCTCTTGGAGCCACTTCACCGTTTCCAGTTGATTGATTGCAGACATTTCCTTTGCCAGTTTAGTACCCTCCGGGTAGGAGAAAGGGAAACTGACAACCATTGTGGACCGATCCTCTGAGCCATCGAAATTGCGCTGATACTCAATGTCATAGCCATGCTGGCGACACACATCAACAAGCGGGTGGTTAGCAGCAATTCGTACCCTCCGTATCATATATTGGGAATACCCGGGGTGACAACCAGGAGTGACACCGGGCAACAGAGACAACGTGCCAGAGGGCTTCACCGTGGTGAGCTTGATGGACTTGTTGAAACCATGTTGTTCACTGTAGTCCTTATCAAACTCCCGTAGGGCCTCATAGGTGGGCTTGAGCCAAGAGAGTTGTTCCTCTGAAGCCTGCATGACACCTGTGACACCAATGCCCATACGCATGTTCTTGTTCACCACGGTCTGTGTCTCAGGATGGTGGCAGGACAATGCAAGGCTGTGCTTGTTGATGCGATAGAGGAGCTTACAAACGTCTACGAACTCTTCCTTGCTGGTGACATTGGGCAGGAACACCTCTGCTAGGCAGCAGGTTTCGTAATCAGCCAAGGATTGTTCAGCACATGGGTTATACCCGTTAATGTTTGGGTCAGGGTATTGAGTCTCTCCCAGACGACCGACCTTTCGGCTGAGTTTAAGGTTAATAAGGCCGTATGGTTCACCCTTGCCTTCATAGCCATCCCAGAAGAACTCGTGAAGGTCGTTGATATCATCACATACCACGGAGTTGTTGGACATGGCTCTCCATGAGGGGATGTTACCCAAGTCCCATCGTTTAGCAAGTAGGAATTCCACATCGTCTGCATCTCCAATAGCAATTTGAGCACTGCGCCTGACATTACCAGCAACCACAACAGCACCAATGATGTTCATAACATCTAGAGCATCAACGGGCCGTAGCTTCTTGCCAGCACGTTTCTCCAGGATTTTAGACACCTCGTTAATGCCCCAGCAAAGGTCCTCAGGGCCGCTAGCAACGCCTCCAAAGCCCTTGATGGGGGCTCCCTTGCCTCGGATGAGGATAGGGCTGTAGGTGAAGGTTTTAGCGCCTTCTGCGAGGAATGCTGCCTTGAGTGTCTTGCCCAATAGCTTCACCCATCCCTCGCGGCTATCAGGCACGATGAAGTCAGCATCATGGCTGTTGACACGAGTGGGGCAAGTGAACCCAGCATTCACAGGTGGTAGCTTGTCTACGTTCTTCTTCTGGATGTTATAGCCTACACCAGAACCCAGCATGAGCATATCCATTGCCCATGTGAAGGGACGAATGGGGTGGTCCACGGTGGTGAAGGCACAGTTTTGCAAGGATGATAGACCCAGCGTGTTCACCGTGTCAGTACCCATCTGCCACCAGAAGCGCCCAGCAACACTGCCCTTGAGGTTTAGAAAGTAGTCACGTAGACGGTTTTCTTCCTCAGGTGTGAACCCAACATTCAGTTGGTCACGAGCACTGGCTAGTACACGCTCAATAGTTTCAGGGAATTCTTCAGTGCGACTGTTTACATCTGCCGCGTCAATGCGGCGGGAATAGGTTCGCTTGTAAACCAAATATCCAATGGTACTCCACGGTGTCATGCAATCTCCTCATTTCGAAATACAAAACGTACAATGCCCATGTCAACCACCATCTTGATATTGTCTTGTCCTGGAAACTCCAGACCAAGCATGAAGCCGGTGATGAAATAGATTTCTATGAATGTCATTCTCGCCTCTCTGCACGTAGTTGTTCAATGGCTACCCAGCGCCTGATGTGGGCTTTCGTTTCCGAATCAAGCTTTGACCAGACCGTGTGGCCTTCTTTGCTCTTGACGATTTCCTGGAAGGCTTGGATGATGTAGATGTTGACTCCTTCAGCAAGGAGTTGCTTCTCTTCTTGGGAGAGCGAAGCGATTTTTCTATCGAGGTTTTCTGTTTGTGACATGCTTTATCCAATACTTGTAAATTGTCCGTGGTGCAAAAGAGTCTCTCTATGTAGGAGTCCCACGTAGTGAACCCCATTACAGGGTCCACCACGGGGGCTATGTGATCTACTTCTACATTCTTGACGACAAACAATTTACCACAAGAGGCACACTTGTACAACTTGGCTTTCCTGCCTGTAGCGGCATTGAGCCCCTGACCAGTACACGCTGCTTCTAGTGCCTTCCACTTGTTGGGAAACTTCCGCATCCCTGCCCGTAGGACGCTGGTGATGAAGGCATTGAAGCGCCCTTCAGTCCAGCCCTCTACGGGAGTCAATCCTCCGTGCCACCCATAGCGAGAACATCTGCCGTGGTGGTTTCTGGGTCTGCAAAGTCTGTATGATTGGCTAGCCACTCACGGGTAATGGAGTAACCAAACACAGAAGACAGGAACAGGAGGAACTGGTCTACGATTTCCGTAGCGTAGTCTTCACCATCGGTGACATGCTCGTGTCGGAAGGATCGCTCCATGCTTCCATCATCTTCACCGTAAAAGTGAAACTCATAAGTGTTCTTAGTTTGCATAATTGCTCCCATAAGGGTTCTTAGTTTGCATAATTGCTCCTTAGTGCATTGTAACTAACAGGGAAGTGCTTCTTTACCTCATTGGCAATGAGCACTGCTACATCTCTAGTTTCCTTTTGTGTGTCCTCTTTCAGACGTAGCCACAGCATATCACAAAAGGCCCCTAGTGTGCCACTCCAATACCATTCTGTCATGGTGTTTTGTGGCAACACCATACGGGCTTGTTCTGGACATACTCCTTCTAACAGAAGAGTCTTATACAGAGTTAGGTTTGACTTGATAGTAGTTTCAGCAGAGATGGCACAGGCATGACTCATGCTCACTGCTTCTTCACTGCTACCTTGCTTCTTACTCTCTGACTTCTTGCGCCAAATACCTGGAAAATAGAACTCAGGTTCCTCATCAACGTAACGCCTACTCACTTCATTCCACGGCATGAACTTGTGCTTCACTAGTTGTCGTGCCACAAAGATTGGTGCCTTAACTCGGAAGGTGAGGAAGCAATGGTTGAAGGGACTCTTATGGTTGTGCTTGGCTAGGTAGTTGATGAGTTTTGTGTCCTTCTCTGAAAGACTTCCATCAGGGTTAAGCTCAGATGCCTTATTAAACGAAACCCTAGCAGCGTTAGCAACAAACAAATCACTACCACATACATTGACAAGAGAAGCTTCAATTGGACTTACTTTCATCTTTTGGTTTCCAATAGGGTAGAGGGAACTGAAACACCCCTTGTGCTCCCACACAGGACCAACAGATAGCAGGTACATCATCTATGCTGTAGGCCCGTGGTTCGCTGTGGGCACAAGAGTCACATGATCTCACCAAGGTATCAGAATACTCTGGTGGCGCTTTTGTACTCGTTGATTTCATCTAGTGCCTCACGATTTTTCTCATCAGCGATTATCTTCTTGGGTTTTACCCCAAAAGTCTTCCTCGGTGAATCTGTCATCCTCATCAACTGAGGAGAACCCGTCCCATGCTTCCTTCTCATCTTCGGCTGTGTATTCATCCATTTCCTCTAGGTTTACTTCAAAGGTAGTCCTGTGTTTCTTCACCAACCTATCTGGACACATCTTCATCAGGTCTTCAATGGACAACTCCAGGAAATTCATTACGTCTTCTGGCGTGTCGAAATTGTCTTCAATGAAACAAGTCATCTCATATAGTTTCTGCTTATAGGTTTTTGCCATATTTCCGTTCCAGATATTCGATGGAGAGGAACATCTCATCGAACTGCCCATCTCTCACATCGTTCAGCACTACTAGTCCACGCCAGTGCTTGTTGCTAAGACTATCCATATAGTGCTCATTATGGAGATAATAACTACCAGCAATAATAGCACATAATGGAACCCCATCCGCTCGTTTGCCATAGGCTACTTGTTTACCCTGTTGGTGCCCAGCCACACAACTCATGTGCAACTTGCTGATAATTGCACTAGCACTGGACGCAGGACGCCCCATAGCGCCAACAGGCCAGTAGTGATTATAGCCAACACCATCAATGAATACGGGATGAAGAAACCCATGTGTTTCCCAATGTCGTTCATATTCCAAATCCTTTGTACTGATGAGGCCCTCTAGCACAGGGCTGTTGTTCACTGCACGGTCAATGCGGTTCTCGTGGTTGCCCAAGAGCATCACCATGCGAGGCTTGTACACCTTCTCCTTGTTACGCTTCTGCGTACTCTGTAAATCATTGAGGGGCTTTAGCAACATGGACATGGCCTCCTTAGCCACCTCGATGTCTGCCTTGTAGCGCAGCCCCTCAAAGTATTTACTCCCTGCCTTGTCATGGCTGGAGAGACTAGGCATATCTGCAAAGTCCCCAAGGCAAACAACCACATTGGGTTTGTACTCGCAGATGGCCTTGCCTGCCCATTCCAGGTGTTGCAAGGGTGTGCCCTCTTTCACCTGACAATCGGGAATGATGAGGTGTCTCATACCAACTCCGCTACTCGTGGAACATCCACTACTTCTGTGAGGAACACTGGGCCGTCAGAGTACAGGAATGTACGCATCTCAGGCCAGCAATGCTTCTTGTAAGAACAATAGGAACAAGTGGTGCATAGCTTCTTGTTCTTACTGGTCTTGCTCTGTGGCACTGGATCAAGGCGTGGGAGTTCCTGCAAAGGACGTTCCACGTATGACACTGCCGCGTGTGCGCCATCTAACACGGCTTGTTTTGATACCTCGATTGGATAGTAGCCAACGTGTCCAAGTTCCTTTTGAATAGTGAGGAAGCCGCATTGTTGCAATTCTAGTGCGACGGCATAACCCCCAAGTTGCATCTTGTACCCAAAAGGATCGTCTTGTAGTCCATTTTTGAACTTTTCCTCTCCGAATTTGGTGGTGGACTTTACGTCCACTAGAGCGCCGTCGATTACAGCGTCGATACGTCCCTTGACTTTCCATGAGTTATCAAGCTCCAGTTCAACTCGTCTTTGCTTGTCAGACACAGTATGTCCTGACGCTTCTGCAAGTGAGAGTACAAGACTCTCCAGAACATCACCATAGAAGAACTTAAGTCGCGTATTCCCGTCAATGCTTTCGGCAAGTTCGGGCGAGTTAACCCGATAGTTGAGCTTCCGAGGGCATGGATCACCCAGTTCACTAAAGTAGAGCGTCTTTGGAGGTCTTTCCTTAATCGTGTTTGCCTTCGCATAGACATTTTGCAGGGCCTCAGTCATGTCGAGGGGAGAGAAAGAGCCCGTAGGCATCTTCCCCTCCAGCGTGGCATAGATGTCTGCCACCAAGGTGTTGATGTTTTTCACAGGGTTTCTTCGTCGCTAACCTTGGCTTCACGAGCAACCAGTTCAGTGATGACAACACCACCACGAGAGTTCACAATGGGGCCCTTGCCATGTGCCTTCTCAAACTTATGGGGATAGCTACCAGAAACCTCTACGATTGCCTTAGTGCCATTACCAATGTCATCAGCAGGCACAGAATTACCAGCATCATCCTTAAACTCCCAAGGGTAGAGACTCTTAGCAGAGAAGTGTAAACCATAGTCAGGCTTCTCAGGGTTGTTCTTGAGCTTGATGCCAAAATCCTGGCTTAGACGTTCAGCAGCTTTGGGGCTCACGTTGCACACGGTGAGCTTGTACTTCTTGTTGTCAGGGTCGAAGCTGGTGTTGAGACTCACAGAGTCCTTCACCCAGAACAATTGAGCATTAATCTTGAGCATTGTGTTTCCTTTCAATGAACATCGTACCAATTCTTGCCTACCTTAGATTCCGCAGCAACAGGACAACGGAAACCTAGTGTAGTACCAGCGAGAAATGCGGAGTATTCCACAAGTTCTCTCACTTTGTCAACGTCTTTTTCATCCACTTCAAACTCCAACTCATCGTGACTATAGTTTAGTTGCTTAAAGGCAACACCATTTTCCTTCAATGCCTTATTGGCTATCACCATCCACTGCTTACTCACAATGGCCCCTGCACTTTGCAGCAGGGTGTTTAGTGCAGCGTGTGGGCTTCTTATCCACACTCGCCTGCCATCAAGGCCCGGTAGGTGGCCCTTGTCAGACAACTTTGCTACCTTTTCCTGGAGTCTCCTCAGGGCTGGGGTTTGTTGCATGAAACTTGCAATGAGCTTTTGTCCTGTCTTTGCATCTCCTCCAACAATTGAACCAATCTTAGCGGGACCAGCACCATAGAGCAGGGCATAGATGAATGTCTTTGCCTGTGCTCGTGTGTCAAGCCCTGCTGCCTTCTGATTCTTGGTGTGTATGTCACCCTCTAGCAGTTCCTTCTGGTACTCAGGGTCTTGCATATAGTGGGCCAAGCACCTGAGTTCAATGCCAGATAGGTCTACTCCCACAATGCGCTTATTGTCGGGAGTTCCCCAGCATTGTCGCATTTCTTTTCCCCACGGGACATTAACGCCAGCAACCTGAGACATATTAGGGCTAGAATGAGTGCAACGGCCAGTGACAGCCCCGATACTATTAACATAGCCATGAACACGATTGTCTTCTCCCATTTCATCTAGCCAACTCTGCAATTGGCTAATACGTTTCTGTAACATGAGGGATTCCAGCACCATCTTGGCCTCTGGAATCTCCACACCCTCTAGTGTAGACTCATCAACAATCCATTTGCCAGTGGGAGTCTTCATCTCAGGCTTCCACCCACATTGAATGAGTCTCTCTGCAATGTGGTCCCGACTATTCGGATTGAACTTTATAACGTGATCTTTCAGTGGCTTTCCGGTCTTCTCAGAAGTACGCTTCACCACCTTGGGTTGCCACTTCTCCTGCAAGGCAAACACTATGGCCTGCTGCCTGTCCTTCAGCGTTGACAGCAGCATGATGGCATGGTTGTAGTCCAGTAGCCACCCGTTGCGCTGCTGTTGGGCCAGCACACGAGCCACCTCATACTCCAGATCAATGCATTGCCTGGAAAACTTCATGCGGTCTAACTCGTAGGTGATGGTGTCATAGACCTTCACCAGCAGGTTTACATCCTGTTTGCAATAGGCAACCAGTTGCTCCATGTCTGGGTTGTCCCATTGGTCATAGGCTCCCTTGAGACATTCAAGCCTCTCACCCCAACTCTCTAGGGAATGTCCCCCTTCTCGGTCGGGCTTTTGAAGCCGGGAGAGAACCAAGGTGTCTTCCTGCTTTCCCTCAGGTACAGATAGGCCCCATACGGTAGAGAGAACATGAAAATCAAAAGCAATAGCATTGTGCCCAACAACTTTTTCAGCGTGCTCGATGAGCGGTGCCAAGGTCGATGGCCCATAGTGTACCTCCTGTGTTTGTCCCACTTGAGTGACAACACACCAGATGACGCTGTGTGTGCTGTTGGTTTCAATGTCTAGAAAGAGAGTCATTTTGCCATGTAGTAGAGGCCAATGTTTGCAAAGGCATAACCAAGGTAGCAGATGAACATGGGAACATTCCCCTTCATCATCTGTTCAACGGCTACCCACAAGTATATGACACCTGTGATGGCTATGAGGGTTCCACTCATAGTGCACGTGAATTATTCATAAACTATTCATTTCCTATTCACACATACTTTGATTCACGCATGAAAACCATAGCCTCACGAATGGCATTGGCCGTGGCAGTCCAGGATTTTTCATCATACACTGAAGTATGCAGAGTCACCTCATAAACATTCCCATCTGCCGTGCCCTCTGTCACCTCTACGTTGGCAACGTGCTCATCACCATCCATGAGCCAGATTTTTCCAATGTCAATTTTCACAGAGTTTCCTTTTTCAGCCACCACATTGGTGATTTCTTAGGTTCAGAAGAAGAAACAAATATATGGTCTTCGCACTTATACTTACTGAAATACCCATAAGTTCCGTCACTTCTAGAAGTCCAGTAGCGAATTCTATTTCCCAATGAGCAATAAAAGTCAGTAAAACCTACAACAAAATATTTACACCCATCAGCGTCTCTATCTCCACACCCACAAAATGATGTCTTTCTCACAGTATTTCCTCCGGGGGTTTGTCACTTTGGTTCAGGCGTCCCGTCTTGGCATCATAGCGAAGGAAGAATACCTCTCCTGTGGCTTGCCCAGTATACCTGTCTTTCAGCACCCGGAACGTAGTAGTTGAGCGAACTACTGGGTCTTCTGCCTGCTTGTCCCGCTCAAGGCCAAACATGAAGTGACTCCACCGGGCAATGGCACGAGAACCAGTGAAGTCCCGTTCGCGTACCCGAGCTCCCTCCTCGTGACTCTTGCCATCTGAAGGGGTTGTCAGGTGGCTAATGAAGTGAATCACCAGCCCTTCAGCCTGAGCCAATGAGGCCATCTCAGCCATGAGTTTGTCCAGACTCCTGCGTTCATCCTCTGCATCTGCCGTGAGAGCAGTGAGGTGGTCCAAGTAAATCATCCGCACACCTAGACTCTTCTTCATGTAGCGAATCTTGGCCTTGATGACAGCCCATTCCTTGCTGCCAAAGTGCTCAAAGAGCCACAGTTGCTTTCGTGCCTCCAAAGCCTCAATGGAGGCCACATAATCATCCCATTGCCACCCTGCACCCGGTACATGGTAGAGGGCCCCATCGAGTTTCCCTGCCACACGGGCCACAGTTTCCGTTACAGGTTGCTCCAAGTAGATGACACCAACACGTTCATTCAACACCGCAATGTCGTAGGCAATGGACTGCGTGAACACATCCGTCTTGCCCACACCAACACCAGCACCAAACCCATAGAGTTCCCCTTCACGCCTGCCATGTGTGAGGGCCGTGAGGGTGTCAAAACACCAAGGGATTCCAGGTTTCTGTGGGGCTAGTAGTCGCTCCTTTATGTCCCCAACAGACACAATGCCATCTGGCCTATATTCCTCTGCCTCCAGCACTGCCTTCACAAACTTGGCACTGGACCCCTGCATCAGGTAGTCATTGGCATCCTTGAATCCATTGGAGTGCTTCACCACTCGGGCCTTTGACCCAAAGAGTTCAGCCACGGTCTGTGTCGCCTGCTGCCCGGGTTCGTCAGCGTCAAAGGCAATGATGATAGACCCATAGCCATCGAGCCATTCAAAGGCATCCTGACAGTCCCGCAAGGCACTGCCAGCACCATTGCGGATGGACACACAAGGCACCTTTGTACCCAGCATCTGGTACGCTGCCATTGCGTCAAACTCACCCTCTGTGACAACAACAGTTTTCCCAGAGGATGGGAACACCCCTTGCCCAAAGAGTCCTTCCCCCTTACCCTGAGGCCAGGAAAACTTCTTGTCACTACTGCGGCGCTTCAACGCATTGGTGTAGGGAAAGTACACATATTCCCCATCCACATACACACCATAGGTCTTGATGGTGTCACTGTTTAGCCCTCGTCCAATGTCTTGCACACATTCCCTTTCTGTGCCTCCTGCCCTATGGCAAGAAAAACAATATGTTGATCCATCATCATATAGGGCGTTAGCATCACTAGAGTTACACCTAGTACACCCTATATGTCTTATAAACTTACCCATAACATCCTTTCATCTGAGTATAAGATATATACTTATTATCTATATACAAGATATTATGTACATAAGTAATAAAGTATTCTTTACTTATAAGTCACTATACTCAAGAGTTCTTTAGAGTAGCACAAGGTAGAGGAGGTGTCAACACCTAGTGTCTAGGAGCCCTTAGAAGCCTTCAGGCTACCCACCCCTTACCCTTGTGCCATTCGTGCCTTGTAGGGCCTTCTAGGGCCCTTCCTGAGCCTTTCGTAGCACTGGGGTCCACTGCTCTGCCATTGCCCCAGCGATTCCAGGAAATGTACGGCTACGTTCCTTCCACCTGTTGGCACTTGGTGGCATCTTCCACACCCGTGCTTCCCTGCCTTCCACAATGTTAGTTGGCACAAGTGGTGGTAGATGTTTCAACCATAAACAAGTGCGCTTTACTTCTCCATGTCCAAACATCCAAGGTTGAATAGTTTGATTGGGTTTCCTTATTCTGCTGGATATAATAGATACTGGGTTTTCAATTGCAATATAATTAATATTACAATACATAAGGGTACGCACAAAATCTAGGGCTTCCTCTTGTTCCTTGAGTTTATCCTTGAACCACCGTGCCCCACTCACTGCCAGATGGGTGCAGGGAGGGAACGCAATGAGAGCATCATACTCTGCTGCATGAAACTTCAAGTGTTCCACCACATCACCCACAATGTGGGGGCCCTCTTGCTCAGTGGGCAACAGGTCAATGGAGGTAGCGTTGCACCCTTGTGCAATGAAGGCATCACGCACAATGCCACTGTACTCACACGCGACTAAGACATTCATAGCAGTGCGTCCTCTGTAGTCTGATGAAGGGGCCTATACCGTACTCTCTTTTCCCACACGTTACCATGTACACATTGTGCCTCGATGAAGGGCCACTCCGTGGACATGACACATGAGCATGGCTTCACCAGTGTCACACATACCCACATCAGGTGTGAAATACCTGGAGATTCCATTCCCTTATTACCCTCTGACATATCTTGCATGGTGCTGCCTTTACTGGATTACCTGCCTTGTCATACCTATACACATGGATGGAGGCTGCTTTGCTCGGGTTCCTCAGCCTCACCAGTGCATCTATTTCAGCGTGAAGGAATATCTTGTAGGGTTCCCCCACCTCCTGTGCTGCCTTAGCCTGTAGAGGGTGGGTCTTGGTGTAGGAGTTTCTCCCCACACTGAGAACCCTGCCCCTCTTGTCCCTCACTATGGCAGAGACACACTGAGTCACCCCATGTCCTCCAGTTCTTCCTCTGGCACTGGATCATGCCAGTATACATCGCCTGCCCGTGTATGGGCATAGCGCAGGGCGTCCACCAACTCATCAACACCATAGGTGATGGGGCTCTCAAGACGCATCGAGTGCTCGATGGCTTGCTCTATCAGGTCCATGATGTGCTGCAAGGGAGTGCTGCCCTTGCCCTTCATCTCTTCGATGATGTACTCAAGATTGAAGATGCTACGCTTGAGCCGTGCATTCTCTTGCAGCAGAACGTAATACTCTGGGCTGTTCATGATTGTTCCTTTCTGCCGTTAGGCTTACCACCAAGAATAGTAGTATACACCATATTCGTGTTCTAGTGCATCCCTTGCCTTAGAAATAAATTCCTTTGTCATCTCCATGTGATCGGG